TTTCTCTTTCGCCAACATCGCGAGCGGGTGATGGTAGCTTTCGATAACGCTCAGCGAGAACTGACTTCCTTTGTCTACGATAAGTTCCCCGGTGTGATCCCGTGAGCCAGGTATCCAGCTTCTTCGATAGTAGCAGGGTGATAGGACTCCTGAAGAGCTCCGAGTACAAGCCTCGGGGTATGTGGCTAACGGGGACTATGGCCGCTGACCCTTCCGTAGCTTTTGAGCTATCATTCGAGGATGATAATGGCACCCTTCGACCTTTGCCGGGTACTCGGATAACCTGCCTCAACATGTGGCGGGGTAAAGCCACACTCTTCGAATATTTCAATGGGTTGATCCTGAACAAGCCAAGCGAGTTGGACTATGTTTCGTATGTTAATCCGCTGATGGTTCGTCTTGGGCACTACAGGCCGATGTTTGTTTATCTGTGATCGATGCAAAAGCGACACATATTTGATGACCTGAAGGACGCCACAGGTCGATAATTGGGCGTCTTAGGCGCGTTTTACGGGCGTTTGATGCGTCATGACACGCAAACGATAATCGACTTCGCCTAAGACGCCCGATTTTATTTCAATATCTCTCAATGGTAATCGCCGAAAAAGGTCCTTGAGGATCCAAGGGATATTAGACTATGCCGCATGCCGAGCTCACCCATGTACGCAATAGCCTGGATGAGGCCCAGGGAGGGGACCAGGCCACACAGATGGCCATCGTTAGTGCTATTCGGGGAGTCGCTGATGTGCTTGAGCGAGTAGTTTCACGACAAGACAAACAAGACGGCAAGCTCGAAGAGATATCCCAAACCAACCATAGTATTGATAAAAGGCTATCGCTGATTGAGAACAACAAGCTCGACTCGGAGGTTTACGAGCTGAAGAAGCGGGTGGGTGAGCTTGAGGTAGCTCGTAGCAAGCAGGTGGGCGGTGTCGAGCTAATCTCCTGGATGGGTAAGAACTGGGCCATCATCGCCTTGATCCTATACGTGGTCCTTAGCAGTGGTGGACACCTTCCCCGTCTCACCATGGGCTAGGATCTCTCTTTATCTCTCTTTGCTAGCATACATCTGGAACGAAGGTGGTTGATCGCTCATGCGGGGGCATCCTCCACTCTTAGACAGGCTTGACCTCCTGACCATGGGCCGTTGGCGCCGCCTTCGTTCCACCCATTGACTGATGGGATTATTCCTCCTAGGATTAGCTTGCTCAATGAGCTCGAGCAAAGGAGAACATCAATGACATCGAAGAAGGAAGCTGCAGACGCCGTGCAGACTGCTGCCGCAGAACAGGCCGCCGACGCACCTGTGGAAGAACAGGCCGCTCCGGGTGAGGGTGAAGTACCGGCGGATGACGGCGATAACTCCCCGGACGACTCGACCCTTGACGAGGTTGTTGAGGAAGTCGAGGAGATCGTAGAAGAGGTGATCGAGGAGGTCCTTCCCGCACACGGTTCCCATGACGCCGCCAGCCGCGGTCTTCACACCGACGCCTCCGGAAGCTACACGCCTCCGAAACTTCAGTCTTACGAAGGCTGATACCGGGACGGGACCGTCATTCGTTTGGCGGTCCCTTTCTCTTTATATTTTCTGGGTAGAGTATCCTAGTCGGATCGTCTCCCCGCTCCCGATATTCCTACGTCGAGTTATTCCGTAGTAGAATGTCCGGTTCCTCGGTTTCCCGATATTCCCAACACCCATAAAGGATAGGAGAATGGCGTATGGCTACTCGAGCCAAGTTCATGTGTCAGTCGGTAGAAGACTTCGGGATGTCAAAGCAAGTGAAGCTACAATGCGTCTATGCCCCGGATGCGAATAGGGAAGGATGCAAACTTCACAAAGGCGACTCCCTGGGGAGAAGTGAAGCTTTCCATCGACAACCCCCAAGCGAGCTGCCAATTCGTGCCCGGCAAATACTACTACGGTGACTTCAGTCAGGTTCCCGAATAAACCAGGACGGGGGACGGGACTTAAGCTCTTTAACCCGAGCAATAGCCTCGTCCTCCGTTTTGTAGGATTCGACATATTTCTTACCGTTTATCTTCATTCTTACCTGATAAACATTTCCCCACTTACGGTAACCCTTGGTCAGGGACCTTCTAAAGCTATTATGGCTATGGGTAGTTCTTTGGAGATTCCTCTTCCGATTATCTAGGCCGTCCTCATTGATATGGTCTATCAAGGGCCCCGGTCCCATTATTAATCGGTGCATGCTTATCCTTCCCTTACGCTTGGTAGTAACTGCGTATCGGGTATTCCTCCCTTTTTTACCATACCAAGGGCCTTTGGAGGACACCAACTCCCAGTCTTCCTTATCCACAAGGGCGTATCCGCCATTCGTTAGCCCTATCCTACATACCACGATGGCGGCCCCCTTCGAGTCCACGTGGGCTTGCGTTTGTCCCCCGGCCAACGGGCGTTAAGATACGCTCGATAGGCATTGGGTGTCGGCAGGTGAGTAAAGTCCAGATCGAGCCCCTTATGTCTCGCACCATTGTGGAGCTTTATACCGGGAAGGACCGGCTGCTTAAGGTCCCTGAACGTTTCGCCAAGCTCACGTATCACGCGATAGCACGAATGCTCGCGACCAAACCGATACTCAATCTCAGCCCCGTACGCCATTCCCAGCTGATATAACCAACGAGCATTATTGCGGTCGGTCAATACCCACAAGGTGATCGGGTGATTGGCGTGGGATGTTCGATAAGGGGTGATCTGCTCGCCCGCTTGAATGTTGAAACGAGAACAAAGTAACTGGGCGGTTTCAAGTATCATCTTGTTGAGCCGCTTATCGTCCAGGGCTTTTGCGCAGAGAACAGGACGACGAGAGATAGCGAAGATGTTCAAGGCAAAGCTCCTATGTTGTATATCCCTTTTTAACACGTATTGCCTGACAGTCAGGACCATAACCCCGTGCAATGGACTCGGGAGAAGTTAGGGGCCTCCCGCACATCCCGCACTGCCCCTCGTGATAGACCTCCATATCGGGATGGATACGATGCTTGTAATTCAGCTCGTGGTTCCACAGCCACTTGAATACGGCGAACTCCTCGCTGACGGAGTCCTCCGCGGTAGTCTTCTGTGAAGGCTGGAACCCGGCTCCGTTAATAAAGCCGAGGTATATCCACTGGTCATACTTCCAGCTTGTCTTTCTTCGAACAAACCAAATGTAGCCCTGTCCTTGTTCAATCTTGTAGGTGAAGTGCTTTCCCGTCTTCTTGGATTTGACAGTTATCGTAGCGTGACCCGCCTGGATGAAATCCCGAAGAGTACGCCAGTCGGTAAAGGGGTCGGTGATTGCGGTTCTCATTTCAGCTTCTTCCTTACTTTCGCTTTGATCTCTTCCGCTACTTCCTTATCGAAGTACCAGCCGCCCTGTGGCTTCTCGAGTTTCATTGCTCGGAGGACTGATCGGACGGCGCTTCCTTGACATCCGAGTTCCTCAGCGATTTGGTTTGCTGAGACCATGCCCGACCTATCTCGGGGTACGCTTCTAGGTACGCTTTTCTTATCAGCCTTGCTTCTTCGGTTTTTGGATTGATGTTCTGGATATTCGGGCCGGTCCTCTGGAGCCTTCCGGTCGGCGACCCTCCGGAATTTGAAGTATCGGACATCGTCCGTCATCCTTTCTTCCTCATAGTCAAGTGACATCACTTGATCGAGCATATCCTGACTGCGCAGAGTGATGGTAATCCCTGTGGAGGTTCGGATACCGGGGTACTTCAAGACAGTGATGCCGTCATACTCCCAGGAGTCCTGGCCGATCAGCGCATTGATATGGCCTCGAGCTGCCTCGGCTGACATGAACTTATCCACGAGCCAGCGCATGGTTTCCATACGTTCGCCGGGGTTATACGACGAGTAGACTACGAAGGGGTGCTCAATTCTTGTAGAGGCCTTCGTTTTCTCTTTATCCGCCCTATGGGATTGTTTAGATCGTGCCACGTTAATCTCCTTAACAGGCACATTATATCCTTAGCATATACGTGAGGCAATGCGCCGTGTCCACTTTTGTCCGTACCTTCAAACGCCGGAAGAGATTCCTCGATGAGCTCGAGGTTGGCTCCTCAGAAAGTGCAGCTGCTCGGGCTGCTGGCGGCCAGCTAAACCAGTTCAAGAAGTGGAGGAAGGAGGATCCCGACTTCTCGAAAGACTGGGATGACGCGATTGACGCTGGTACTGACTTCATTGAGGACGTGGCCACTGACCGAGCCCTCAAGAAATCTGACGCCCTCATGGCCATGCTGTTGAAGGCTCGTCGTCCCGAGAAATTTGATCGGGGCAGCAAACTCGAACTAAGTGGACAAGTCAATGTCGAAGGCTCAAGGCAGAAACTCCTCAATCGTCTTGCTAGGCTCCAGTCTGCGGGCCAGCTTCTCACAGGACCATCTGCGGAAGAGTCGGAGGTACCTACGCCGGAGGATGGGCCCGAGTCCTCGCCCAAGCTCGTCTCACACGATGCAAGTGTCTCTGTCGTTCGAGGAAGAAAGAGAGCTTCAGCAGATCGTGGAGGGGAAAGCCCTTCGTAATCACCACCTTAAGACTATCGACCTATCCAAGCTCGAGGATCTGACCGAGGAAGAAGCGGATGACCTCCTCCACACCTGGGAACTGTGGGCACGACCCAATCAGCTCGAGCCGGACCTCATCCTTGAGAATGGTGAGCATTGGACGACTTGGCTTATTCTCGCTGGTCGCGGATTTGGCAAGACGAGAACGGGAGCCGAGACTATTATCAAATGGGCCCGTGAAGGTACTTGTAAGCGGATTGCACTCGTCGCAGAAGATAGTGCGGACGCTCGAGACGTTATGGTCGAAGGAGAGTCCGGGATTATTGCTTGTTCGCCTCGAGATTTCCAGCCCAAGTATGAACCTTCGAAGCGTCGTCTCACCTGGCCTAACAAGGCAGTGGCAACCCTATTCTCGGCTGAAGACTATGACTCGCTCCGAGGACCTCAGTTCGACGGCGCCTGGTGTGATGAGCTTTGTAAGTGGCGGTATGCTCAGGAAGCCTGGGACAATCTTCAATTTGGACTTCGACTTGGCGAGCATCCTCGGCAGATCGTTACCACGACACCGCGGCCTCTCCGACTTCTCAAGGACATCATCCTCCGCTCCGATACGGTAATCACCAAGGGCAATACCCGAGAGAACCTAGTCAACCTCGCTCCGCCATTCGTTAAGGCGGTGGTCGAGAAGTATGAGGGAACTCGTATCGGTCGCCAGGAACTTAATGCAGAAATCCTGGATGATGTCCCCGGCGCTCTCTGGAGTCGGGCACTCATCGACGAGACACGTATCCGCCCTGTGGA